CAAGTAATTGCAGCCAATGGTCGTTGGGTTGGAGTTAGCACTGGACTTATTGGTCCACAAGGTCCTGCGGGTTCTCAAGGAGTAACTGGTCCCCAAGGACCCACTGGCGCTCAAGGGCCTGCAGGTCCCACTGGCGCTCAAGGACCAACTGGCGGTACTGGTCCAACTGGTCCACAGGGCGCTCAAGGACCGGCGGGCGGTACTGGTCCCACTGGTCCACAAGGCGCCCAAGGCGCACAGGGAGGAGCTGGACCAACAGGACCTCAAGGCGCTCAAGGAGCCCAAGGACCAACAGGACCAACAGGACCAACAGGACCTTCGGGAGCGACTGTTGATAATACAAACAGAACATTAAACACTTTAGGTTTTACCGGAGTCGGTGGAAATTCTAGTAATGCACCATCAAGTTATCCATACTCATTGCATCAAAAAAGTGGTGGTTGGTCATCACCATATCCAGATTTATCAATCAATTATCATACTGGCATTTCGTTTGGCGCTAATTCAGGTTATGAAGGATATTCGTTCTGGGACGATAACTCACATAGCACATTAGTTTTTAGAATTAATGGTGGTAGCAATTATTCATACAAATATTATTGGCAATATACAAACACAACTGGTTATTATTCAGACACAAATAATTGGCATCTGGAGCCAAATGGTTTAAGCTCATATGGTGGAACAGCACTACGAGGTGCAAGAAACGGCTGGTATGGCATTCATTTCAATGCTGGCGGAAATACTCCTCATTTGATGTTTGATGGTTCCGCAAACGGTGGAATTTATTATGAAGGCACTGGTAGATGGGCATTGTATTATAGTTACACTAATGCTAGTTGGGGAATTAATACATCAACAACTTCTTCTGGTGTTGCTGTGTATGCTTCTGGAAGTATATACGCAACAGGTAGTGTCACCGCCGCATCTGATGGAAGAAAAAAAGATAATGTATCTGATATAAAAAATGCATTAAATGGAATATTAAAGCTAAGAGGCGTAACATACACCTGGAATAACAAAAAAGAATCTGATATTGGTTATGGTAAAACAGAAATTGGTGTTATTGCACAAGAAGTTGAAAAAGTATTTCCAGAAGTTGTTAAATACATGGAAGATGTTGATGAATACTCAGTCTCTTATGGGAACATCACAGCTATATTGATTGAAGCTATAAAAGAACAGCATTCTATTATAACTCGTCAGAATGATAGACTAGAGAAAATAGAAAACTTTATTAATAATTACTTGGAGAAAAAATAATGGCGCTAATCAGAGATTATGAATTACCAGGAACTGGTGTAACTGTTGCTAATGCATATCACGTAGTTACAAAAGTTGATGTTGAAAAAAGAACGCAAGATATTCCTGCGCCTCCAGATCCTTCAAGACCCGGTGGCTTTACTGCTGGTCATCAAGAAGTTGGAAAAGAATTATTTTGGAAAGCTGGTTACATTGGAACTATTTCCATCACAATATGGAAAGATGCACAAGCAAGAAATGATGGATTACAGCCTTTAGGATTTTTGGGAATGCATCCATCAGATAATAAGTATGGTGCAAGTCTATCACAAGATGTAAAGAATTATCAACCTAGATTTTTCATTGATGTAGACTCACAAGACAATTATGTGACTCAAGCATATGCTTATCTAAAAACAACAGAGTACTATTCAAACTCAACAGAAGTTTGACTTGATGAAAGACGAGATATATATTAGATAGTTTATTAATTTATTATAAGGAGTTTGAAATGAATGACGCAATGCAACAATCACAACAAGAAGAACCACAAGTTACACTAACGCTAAAAGCAAGTTGGTTAAACGTGATTATGGCTGGTTTGGAAGAAATTCCACACAAGTTTAGTAGACCAGTTATTGATTCTGTTTCTCAACAAGCAAGAGCGCAGTTGGAAAACAAACCTCAAGGACCATTGTCTTCTAAAGTGATTAACTAATTATGAACGGCGAATGGGCCTACTTCAAAAGTAGATTTACAAAAGAGCAATGTGATTTCATTTTGGAAGAAGGTTTAAAGTTACCTTCCAAAAAAGCATCTATGGGTGCATCAGATGAAATATTTGATGATGATTACCGAAGAAGTGAGATTCGGTTTATTCATCAAGAACCTAAATTCCAATTTCTCTTTGATGAGATTTGGAAAATGGCAATTCAAGCAAACCACGACTTCTTCAATTTTCATATTAGCAGATTAAGTTTTGTGCAATTGGCTGAATATTCATCCGAATATCAAGGCGAATATAAAAGACACCACGATGTGTTTTGGATGAATGGTGATCCACACTTCCATAGAAAACTTACCTGTGTAATCCAGTTGACTGATCCGACAACTTATGAAGGTGGTGATTTTGAGATGTATGACTTGTCACAAAATGCGCCAGATAAGGAAGAAATACGACAACAAGGCACCGCAATATTTCTTCCATCTTTCATAAGTCATGCCGCATTACCAGTGACAGAAGGAACAAGACATTCATTAGCAGTATGGATGGAAGGTCCTAAGTGGAGATAATATGAAAACAAATATGATTGTGATTGATGAGTTCTATAATAATCCAGATGATGTAAGACAATTTGCGTTATCACAAGAGTTTGATGTTACTGGCAATTGGCCGGGCACTAGAACAAAAACTTTTATCAATGAAAGCACAAAAGAAACCATACAAAAAATACTTCAAGATGTATCTGGAAATGTTACCGACTGGCAAGCAAACGATGGTTATACAGGAAGTTTTCAATTAACGACTTCAATGGATAGAAGTTGGATTCATGCAGATTCATACAACACTTGGGCTGGTGTTTTGTATCTTACTCCTGATGCTCCATTATCTGGCGGTACAGGAATATTCAGATACAAAAAAACTGGTAGTATGACAGAAGATGGCACAGATTTATCCGGTGTTACGCAAGACATGACCAAGTGGGAACTTGTTGATAGAGTTGGAAATGTTTACAACAGATTGGTATTGTATCGTGGAAACAATTATCATATGTCTTTAGATTACTTTGGTAAAGACAAAGAAGATGGTAGACTGTTTCAACTATTTTTCATAACAACAGAATATTGATATGAAAATATGCAGAGTTATCTTTTCCACAAACAGACCAGAATTCTTAATACCAACTTTAGAATCGCATCAAAAGTATATTGACTTTGGCGACCATGAAGTTTATGGTATCTTCATAGATGACTATCCAAAAGATAGAGATGACAAACTTATTGTAGAGTTAGCCAAAAAATATGGATTCAATGAAGCAGTCTTACATCCAGAAAATCTTGGACTAACTCCAACTTGGACCGAGTTGTGGAATTATCTAGCTACACAAGACTATGACTATATCTGGCACCATGAAGATGATGTAGTATTTGGTGAGCCAATCAAAATACAATCTCTGATAGATTTCTTAGAAGAAAATAAAGAGTTTTGCCAAATCAATCTCAAAAGAAATCCATGGTATGATTTTGAGTTGAACAAACCAGCAATAACTTGGGAAGATAAATTCTTTAAAGAATACCGGTATGATGTTAGGGATGACTATTTCTGGACAATGGCATCATTATATCCAGCTTGGGTAACAAAAGAGCCAGTAAAAGAAGTTGAAGGTTGCAATTTGGCTGAGTATCCAGTAATGAAATACTTTAGAGAGCAACACAAAATGAAGATGGCGATTCTTAAAAATCAAGACGGAAGTAATCTTGTGGAACACATTGGTGTATATTCTCAAGGCAAAAGAGTGCTTGAGGGAGAGCCAGGTTGGGAAGGTTTTAAGTGGTTTGATCCTAATAAAAAATATGATTCCAAGACTGGTGCCTTAATAGTATAAATAGATAATAAAACTATTGGGAACTATAAATGGCTAAACCCACAACTAGAGCAACTTTCAAAGACTACTGCCTACGCAGATTAGGTCATCCAGTAATCCAAATCAATGTGGATGATGACCAAGTTGAAGACAGAATTGATGATGCATTACAATTCTTTGAAGACTATCATTTTGATGGTTGCGAACAAATGTATATGAAGCATCAAATCACTCAAGCTGATATTGACCGCAGATGGATTTATTGCCCAGATCCAGTAATTTTTGTTACTGGAATCATACCATTTGACCAGTCATCTTCTTCAGTCAATATGTTTGACTTGCGTTACCAATTGCGTTTGCATGATTTGTATGACTTTACCTCAGTGTCTTATGTGTCATATGAGATTACCATGCAACACATTCGCACATTGAATCTATTGTTCTCTGGTACGCCACTATTCAGATTCAATCGTAAACAAAATAAGATTTTTTTAGATATTGATTGGTCTAGAGACTTACAGGTTGGTCAGTATGTTGTTGTAGAATGCTATCGTGCAATGCGCCCAGATACAGTTACTTTGACAGGTACAATAACCGGCACAACAAGCAACAATACTTTGACTGGAACAGGAACAATATTTGACCAAGAAGTTATTGAAAATGATTTCATCACACTATCTGATGGTCAAGAAGTGCAGATTCGTACAATCAATTCTCCAACTAGCATTACTATTGCAAGTAGTTTAACAACAAACATTACTGCTAACACGGCAACAAAAGCTGGTGTTACGGATGTTTGGAATGATAAGTTTTTGAAGAACTACGCTACAGCTAAAATTAAATATCAATGGGGTACCAATCTTTCTAAGTTTGCTGGCATTCAAATGCCTGGCGGCGTAACACTAGATGGTCCAAGAATCATGCAAGAAGCACAAGTGGAGTTGGACAAACTAGAAGAAGAAATGTATACCATCAGCAGTATGCCTAGCGAAATCTTTGTGGGCTAAACATGCCAACGAATTTCTATTTTAATAATTTTCCACAACACCAAATAACTAGTGAGCAATTACTAGTAGAAGATTTGGTAATTGAAGCTATGCAAATTCATGGCATGGATGTTTATTATCTTCCGCAGACTTCAAGAGACCAAGTAGATATGCTATATGGTGAAGATACATTAAAAGAATTTCGTAGTGCTTATGGAATTGAAATGTATTTGGAGAATGTTAGTGGAATGGATGGCGAAGGTGATTTCATTTCTAAATTTGGATTAGAGATTAGAGATGAAGTAACATTACTAATGTCTCGCCGAAGATTTGCATCTTTAGGCACAACTTTAATTAGACCTAGAGAAGGTGATTTAGTTTATATTCCTCTATTACAAAATTTCTTTGAGATATCGTTTGTAGAACACGAAAACAATCAAGCAATGTTTTACACATTAGGTCGTGGGCGTGGTGGTAATGTTTATGTGTATGCATTGAAGTTGAAACAGTTTGTCTTTAGTGAAGAAATTATTTCTACTGGCGTTGATGAAATTGATGACCAGATATTTGATAGTTACAAACGTGCATCATTGCCTATTGCAAATACAACAGTATTTCCTGCAGGAACTGGCTCTTTTGTTCCTGGCGAAATCATATATCAAGGTTCTTCATTAGCAACAGCAAACGCACAAGCTATTGTTTATTCTTATACTGCACATTCATCTGTAGACATTATTCAGGTCCAAGGAACTTTTGTTACAGGTAATGTTCGCGGCAATACAAGCAATGCATTTAGAAGTGCTATATCATACAATGATGATACACAAGTCGGCAACAATCTATTTGAAGATATTGCAGACAATGTTAGAATAGAAACTGAAGCTGATGGAATATTAGACTTCACAGAACATAATCCTTTTGGTGAAGCCTGATGTTAAATAATTCGCATTTTTACAATAGAACAATTCGTAAAGTAGTAGTTGCTTTTGGCACCATATTCAACGATTTGTTATTGGTAAGATATAATAAAGCTGGAACAGTTGAGCATGAGAGAATGCGTGTTCCTCTTTCTTATGGCGCAAAAGAAAAATATGTTACACGATTAGTATCTGATCCAACACTAACAAAATCTATTGCAACATATGTACCAAGAATTTCTTTTGATTTAGTTGGATTAGAATACGATTCATCCAGAAAATTTAATACTATAAACAGAAACTTCTCAACGAATGCTACGACTGGTGCAGTATCTGGGCAGTATGCGCCAATACCATACAACTTTGAATTTGAGTTGGCTATCTATGTTAGAAACACGGAAGATGGTACACAAATTCTTGAGCAGATATTACCATACTTCACGCCAGACTTTACTGTGACTGTAGATTTAATACCAGCATTAGGTAGAAAATATGATATGCCAGTCATTCTTAATTCTGTGACACCACAAACAGAATATGAAGGTGATATGTCTACGACTAGACTTATCATTTGGAACTTATCTTTTACTGTAAAAGGATATATCTTCCCACCAGTAAGCACGGTTGGTTTAATTGAACAAGCAAATACAAACATCTACACAGATTCAAGAAGTACCCTATCACAAAAAGTATACGTTGATTATGCTAATGGTTCTGGTGTTTTAGTTACGGGTGAAGTTGTTAGAAGTTCATCCAAAAACAAAACAGGAACTGTTGTATACTTTGCAAATAATAGCGGTGGCACATTAGTAGTATCAGACTTAAATGATTTGCTTGAAGAAGACGATGTGATTGTTGGTGATTATTCTAATGCTACATATACAATAAATACCGTAGATTTGAATCCATTAAAAACAGTTGCAATTATAACTGTACCAGATCCAGTATCAGCAAACTCGGATGAAGATTTTGGATTCACAGAAACGATTACAGAATTTCCAAGTACTTTGACTTAAAATAGGAAGTCTAAATGACAAAAAAGTTTTCTCAATTAACCGCTATCTCTAATGTTGGAGATACACCAGCAAATGTTATATTTGGAATTTCCAACACAGCAAGCGGAACATCAAACACTATATCACTGTTATCATTAACAACACATCTTGATTCAACATTTGCTACTGACATTGCTTCATTGGCAAACGTAGGCGCAGGACTTATTACGGTAACATCAGCCTACCAAGCAAATACTGGTGCGGCCGCTTTAGCTGGACAAGCCAACGTTGGGGCTGCTAGAATTGTTGATGTGGCATTAGGTCAAGCTAACGTTGGTGCTGGTATCATTACGGTAACATCAGCCTACCAAGCAAATACTGGTGCAGCCGCTTTAGCTGGTCAAGCAAACGTAGGTGCTGGTTTAATTGCGACAGCAAATGCATCACAAGCTAACGTAGGCGCAGGTAGAATTGCGGATGTTGCTTCTGGTCAAGCTAACGTAGGTGCCGCTGTCATATCAATAACAACAGCATATCAAGCAAACGTTGGAGTTGCTATTGCCTCTGGTCAAGCAAATGTAGGATCAAGTTTAATTCCATTAACAAATAATATTAACAATGCATTCAATCAAGCTAACAATGCATACACAGCCGCTAATACTGCATTGAATATATCACAAAATATTCAAATACAAGATTACACATTGCAGTTGACGGATCGTGGAAAACATATCTATAGTACCAATACACAAGTTCAAACAATTACCATTCCAAACTCTGGCGTTGTTGCATGGCCAACGGGCACAGTAATTGATATTGTTCTTAACGGCAGCGGTATGATTAATGTTGCTACATCAAATGATGTTACGCTTTATGTTGCTAACAACTCTACCGTAAAAGGATATGCAAATGTGTATCCTCGTGGATGGGCAACACTACTAAATGTCGGCGCAAATAATTGGTTTATCAAAGGGCAGGGCGTAGATTGAAAACTAATGAAAATCTATCCAACATCTTTGGAGTTCAACCACTAGCAGAAGACGAATCTTCTATAGTTGAAATTGTTCCAACAGATGTGGATTCGGATTTTGAATTCGCAAGAAACAATATTCGGGAATTAGCTGAAAAAGGTAGAGTTGCTGTAGATAATATTCTTATGGTAGCAAAAGCAACGGATCATCCAAGGGCATATGAAGTTGCAGCCACACTAATTAAAAATATGTCTGACATTAATAAAGATTTACTTGAGTTGCAAAAAAGAAAAAGAGATTTGTCACCAGTTAAAGAACAGACCGTAGTAAATGTAGACAAAGCTGTATTCGTAGGCTCAACAAGAGATTTAATTAAACAAATTAAACAAGTAGGATAAAATGGAACAATTAATTCAACAACTAAAAGTAATCTTGGGTACCAATTTTGCTCTGTATCTAAAATCACATGGCTTCCATTGGAATATTGAGGGTGCTAATTTTCCACAATACCACGATTTCCTCAATGGATTCTACACCGAAGTTTTCAATCAAAACGACCCTATTGCGGAACACATCCGTCAATTAGATAGTTATGCTCCAGGATCATTAGAAAGAATGTTGGAATTAGCTGACTTGGAAGAATCACAAAACATTCCTATGGCACTTGCTATGATGACAGAATTGAAACGTGATAACGATAGATTTATTATACATCTCCGTGCTGGTATTGTTGCAGCCGAACAAGCCGATGAGCCAGCAATCGGTAACTTCTTGCAAGACCTTTTGGGTGCTCACCAAAAGAAAGCATGGATGTTAAGAAGCATCATTAAGTAATGTCAATCGGTGGTTATTTAGGTAATCCAAAGTTAAAGCGGGCTGGTGTACAAGTTGAGTACACCAATGACCAGCTGATTGAGATTACTCGGTGCATTAAAGATCCAGTCTACTTCATTAAAAATTATGTAAAGATTGTTAACGTAGACTTGGGTCTCATTCCTTTTGATATGTGGGACTTTCAAGTGGAGATGGTTCGTGGTTTCCACAGCCAACGTTTCTCTATTGCTAAGATGCCACGACAGGTTGGTAAAACAACCACAACAGCAGGCTATATGCTTTGGGCAGTTTTGTTTTCGGATGACTACAAGATTGCAATTTTAGCAAATAAAGGCGACTTAGCCCGTGACATTCTTGGTCGTATCAAATACTCATACGAATATCTTCCATTGTGGATGCAACAAGGCATTATGGAATGGAACAAAGGCAACATCGTTCTTGAGAATGGTTCTGAGATTTCCGCTTACGCAACAAACGCATCTGGTGTTCGTGGAGGAACATACAATCTAGTATTCTTGGATGAGTTTGCTTTCGTTCCACAAAACATTGCAGCCGAATTCTTTACTTCTACTTATCCGGTAATCTCATCTGGTAAAACCACAAAAGTTATTATTGTTTCAACGCCTCATGGTTTGAATCAGTTCTACAAGATGTGGACAGATGCAGTTGAACAGCGTTCATTATATGTGCCATTTGAAGTTCATTGGTCTATGGTGCCAGGAAGAGATGCAACCTGGCGTGAAGAAACGATTAGAAACACCAGTGAAGAACAGTTCAGGCAAGAGTTTGAAACCGAGTTCATCGGTTCATCAGCAACATTGATTCCTGGTGCTAAACTGAAGATGCTTGCGTTTAATAATCCAGCAGAAAAAGAAGAATACTTGGACATTTACGAAGCACCAAAACCGGGTCATACTTACATGGCGATTGTGGATTGTGCGGAAGGCGTCGGACTAGACTATTCTGTATGCTCAATTATTGACGTTACCGAAATACCATACAAACATGTAGCTAAGTTTAGAGATAATAAACTATCAGCTTTCATCTTCCCAACATATGTTTATAATCTTGCTAACAGATACAATCGTGCTTGGATATTGGTAGAAACTAATAGCGTTGGGCAACAAGTGGTTGACATTTTACATTATGATTTGGAGTATGAAAACATCTTTCGTATTGAAAGCCATGACATTAAAGGTCAGCACATTGCCAGCGGATTCAAGAAAGGTGCAGCCTATGGTGTCAAAACATCCAAGACAGTCAAAAAGATTGGCTGTTCCAATCTGAAAACTCTGATAGAAACTGACAAACTCACTACTACAGACTTTGACACCATCGCGGAGCTAAATACCTTTGTAAGAGATAAAGATTCTTATAAAGCCGAAGAGGGCAACAATGATGATATTGTGATGACTTTGGTACTTTTTTCATGGTTGACAGCACAAAGTTTCTTCAAGGAAATAACAAATTCCGATGTTAGACAAAGACTTTTGGAAGAACGACACCTTCAAATGGAAGAAGAAATGTTACCAATAGGTATTTTGGATGACGGCTTAGAAGAAGAAAAACATTTTGACGGTGAAGACCTTTGGACGGCAGCAAAGCGCAAGGGTTATCTATCGTCAACTTTATAAAAACATAAATAGATAATACGATTTAGTTCTATAATAAAAAAAAGGAGAACACAAAATGGCTTTCCAATTATCACCAGGAGTTAATATCTCCGAAGTAGATTTGACAACAGTTGTTCCTTCTGTTGCAACTACGATTGGTGGTTTAGCAGGCGCTTTTACATGGGGTCCAGCTAATGAAATTACTATCATTAGCAACGAAACGCAACTTGTAGATAGATTCGGCAAACCAGATGCTAATACATTCCAAACATTCTTTACCGCAGCCAACTTCTTGTCATATGGAAGCGACTTGAGAATTGTACGTTCTGTTGGAGCAGGTGCTAAAAATGCAACAGCAAATTCATCAGCTACAACTGTATTGATTGAAAACGAAACAGACTACGAACAAAACCATTCTTCAAACGGCACATCAGCATTCCACGCTAAATGGGCAGGTGCTGTTGGTAACTCAATAAGAGTTGAAATGGCAGACAGTTCTTCATACACTGGTTGGACTTCATACAAAGCAGAATTTGATTCTGCGCCAGCAACTTCTACATATGCATCTCAACGTGGCGCATCAAATGATGAATTGCACATTATTGTCATTGATGTGACAGGTAGAATTTCTGGTACAGCTAATACAGTTATTGAAAAATGGGGCTATGTTTCTAAGGCAAGCGATGCTAAGAATTCCGACGGAACAAGCAATTATTATAAAGATGTTTTAAACTCTAGATCCAAATATGTTTGGTGGGCAGGTCATCTAGCCGCAAACTGGGGTACGGCTGGTGCAGTTTCATATACCACATTTGCAACTGCTTATGCTTCAACTTTTGCCGGTGGTGTTGACGATACTCCTGTAGCAGCCAATACAAATACCGCGTATGCTAAGTTTGCAAATCCTGATGCGGTAGATGTTTCTCTATTGATGGCCGGGGCTACAAGCGGAACAACAATTCCAAACTACTTGATTGCTCTTGCTGAAACACGTAAAGATTGTATGGTATTTGTTTCGCCTGAACAAGATGATGTTGTAAACAATTCTGGTTCAGAATCTACAACAGTAATTACCACAGCAGGAACATATACCAAGTCTTCATACGCAGTTATGGATTCCGGCTACAAGTATCAATACGACAAGTACAATGACGTATATCGTTGGGTACCATTGAACGGCGATATTGCTGGTCTATGTGTTCGTACAGACAATGAACGTGATCCATGGTTCTCACCAGCTGGTCTAAATCGTGGTGTTATCAAGAACGTTGTTAGACTTGCTTGGAACCCAACCAAAGCTGAACGTGATGAATTGTACAAAGCTGGTGTAAATTCAGTTGTTACATTCCCAGGTGAAGGCACAATACTATACGGAGACAAAACTCTATTGAATCGCCCAAGCGCATTTGATAGAATCAATGTTCGCCGCTTGTTTATCGTTCTAGAAAAGTCTATTGCTAAAGCGGCCCGTTCTTCATTGTTTGAATTCAATGATGAATTTACAAGAGCCGCTTTTGTTAATATTGTAGAACCCTTCTTGCGTGATGTACAAGGTCGCCGCGGCATCTATGATTACCGTGTTGTTGCTGATACTACAAATAATACAGCAGAAGTTATTGACCAAAATCAATTTGTTGGCGATATTTACATCAAACCCGCTCGTTCTATCAATTTCATTCAATTGAATTTCACCGCTGTTCGCACTGGTGTAGCATTTGAAGAAATTGTTGGAAGAGTTTAATAAATAGAGAGATAGGAGAAACTTAAATGGCATTTAACATTAACGAATTCCGCTCTCAGATGCAGGGAGATGGAGCACGCCCAAATTTATTTGAGGTAACGCTTCCATTCCCAGCATTCTCATTGCCAGGAACTGCACAAACTAAATTAAGTTTTATGTGCAAAACTGCTCAACTACCTGGTTCAACAATAGGTACTGTGCCAGTTCAATACTTTGGTCGTGAATTAAAGTTTGCGGGAAATAGATCCTTTCAAGATTGGTCTATTACAATTATCAATGACGAAGATTTTGTCATTCGTAATGCATTTGAACGTTGGATGAATGGCATTAACAGCCACAATCTAAACGTTCGTAATCCAGCGGCTGCTACTCAACTAGGCTATACAACAGACGGAGAAGTTCGTCAGTATGGTAAAGCTGGTTCTATTTTGAAGAAGTATAAGTTCATTGGTGTATTCCCAACCGACCTTTCATCAATTGATGTTGACTGGAGTGCTAATGATACAATTGAAGAATTTACTGTAAATCTTACCTATCAATGGTGGGAATCAGTAGAGGACCTAGTAGTCTAAGTAAGGGGGGAGCCCAGGCTCTCCTCTTTTTTATAATGTAAAGGAAAATCAAAGTGGCTATAAAACTATTCGGCTTCACAATCGGTGAAAAAGATATTGTTCAGAAGGAAAATCCTGAACAGGCTTCGTTCGCCCTTCCGACGGAAGCATTGGATGATGGCGCAGTTACGATTACCCAAAATGCCCACTATGGTACATATGTTGACTTAGAAGGCGCAGTTCGCAACGAACTAGAATTAATTACTCGCTATCGTGAAATGTCCAATCACCCAGAGTGTGATATGGCAATTACTGAGATTGTAGATGAAGCAATCAGTCACGATGATAAAGGTAAAGTTGTTGATATCGTTCTTGACGATTTGAAGCAACCAGAATCAATTAAGAAAAAAATCAGAGAAGAATTTGATAATGTTTTATCAATGTTAAACTTCTCAAACTTAGCAGATGATATCTTCCGTCGTTGGTATATTGATGGAAGAATTTATTTCCATGTTATCGTAAACGAATCTAATCCTAAAGAAGGTATTCAAGAGTTACGATACATTGATCCACGCAAGATTCGCAAAGTGCGTGAAGTGCAAAAGGGTCGTGATTTAAAAACTGGTGCAGACATTATCAAATCAATGGCTGAATATTATGTCTACAACGACAAAGGCACTACAGCACAAAATTATACAGCAAGCGTTAATTCTGGACTAAGAATTGCACCAGATGCAATTGTAAATGTTAATTCTGGAATGATGGATGCAAAGAACACATTCGTTATTTCGTATCTACACAAAGCAATCAAGCCACTCAATCAGTTACGTATGATTGAAGATGCGATTGTTATCTATCGTGTTTCAAGAGCACCAGAGCGCAGAGTATTTTACATTGACGTAGGTAATTTACCAAAAGGTAAAGCTGAACAATACTTGCGTGATGTTATGGTTAAGTATAAGAACAAAGTTGTTTATGATGCTAACACAGGCGAATTGCGTGATGACCGCAAACACATGTCAATGCTTGAAGACTTTTGGTTACCTCGCCGCGAAGGCGGTAAAGGTACAGAGATTACTACATTGCCTGCTGGTCAAAATCTTGGTCAAATGGAAGATGTACAATACTTTCAAAAGAAACTATTACAATCATTGAATGTTCCATATTCAAGACTTGAGCCACAAGGCGGTGGTATGGTTGGGCTTGGTAGAACAACCGAAGTTACCCGTGATGAATTAAAGTTTAATAAGTTTGTTGTTAAACTACGCAACAAATTTTCTCAAATATTTGACCACGCACTTAAGATACAACTATCACTAAAAGGTATTTGTTCACAGGAAGAATGGGAAACATTTAGAGAAGATGTTTTCTATGACTATAGAAAAGATAATAACTTCACAGAATTGCGTGATGCCGAATTGCTATCACAAAGATTACAAACACTTGGACAAATTGATCCATATGTTGGTCGTTACTACTCACAAGAGTGGGTAAAGAAAAATGTATTGCATTTGACTGATGATGAAGTAGAAGAAATGCAAAAGCAAATTGATTCAGAACCTGAAAAACAACAACTTGGTCCAGATGGTCAACCAATGCAACAAGATATGCAACAACCAGACCAAGCTACACCAGAACAATTTCCACCAGAAGATAATGTGACAGAAACAGGCTCAGAAGAATCTTCAACACCAGAATTAGACAGTGTTGTAAAGAGATTCGGAAGAGTTATAAATAGGTAATAAAGGAGTAATTATGGACACAAGACAATTTATAGATTTGCTTGGCGCTGGTGAAAGTGCCGAAGCTAAGAGTGCTTTAGAAGAATTGATTTCTGCAAAAGCATTTGAAGCATTAGACGCAAAGAAACAAGAAATTGGTTCAACACTATTTAATGGTAGAGAACAAGAAGTAGAAACGCAAGAAGAACAATGAAATCTTTACAAGAATTTAAAACTGTCGTTGAAGAAGAAAAGCAAGACTTTACAAAGTTTGATGCACTCGTTCGTGCAGGTTTGGCTAACAAAGCACAACTTCAAAGACTACACCAAATTCTTGGTAAAATGTCAGAGGAGAAGCCAAACTTTTCTCCAGCTGACCGTGCTATCATTCAAAACATGTTTACTAAAATGGTAGATATGATTACGAATAATCCACAGATGTATCGCACTGCACGTAAAGTAGTATCAGAAGGTTTGTTGGACACAGCAGATTTCAAACTTGATGTTACAGGTAGAAAAGTAAAAGCACACAGAGTTAAAGTTGGTGATGCTTTGAATACATTACCAGCAGATAACATTAAAGAAGAAATAGAAATGATTGGTGAGGATCTTCGGAATGAGCCTCCATTTGTATTGCTTCTAAAAAGAACAGCGGTGCGTTTGTATCCTGGTAATGTTAGAGTTGCAACATACCATAATCAAAAGTTGAATAGAGATTTTGCTATTCCATTTTCAATAACCGGCACTGGTGATATTCAGTCCGAAGAAGTTAGCAATGATGAATTCAAAGACCAAATTAAAAAAGCACAAGATAAGTCTACTGGTAAAATAAAAGTTAATGTAGCTAAAGCAGCCGTTCAAGCGGTATCAATTGAAGAAGCGGTTATGGATACTCTACATAAGATTGTTGCTGGTAATTCAGCGCAGTCTGTAAAGTTTGCAACTGGCGAAACACGTAAAGTTGACCACTTTACAGCATCAGCTTTGACACAAGTACATAAAGCATTGAATGACGAAAACAAAAAGAAGTTTGCTGATATGGTACATAAGTCACCTGCACATTTTTCTAAAGCATCAGACTTTGCGTTCAGTAAAGCTAAATGAAATTAATTGATTTAATTTTTGAAGGTAAACTTGTAGAAGCGAAAGAAGAACTTTTTACTCGCTTGAATGAAGTTGCTTCTAAAAGATTAGAAGAAATAAAGCGTACCGTTGCAGCCGATATATATGAAGAAGTTGAAGTAATTGATGAAGCAAACATTCAACGTATGGGTAGAATTCAAAAGATTCGCCGTAGAATTAGACGCAACGCAAAGGGTAGAATTATTGTTCAACGCAATGTAAGGCGTTCAGCGATTAAGGGTTTTAGAATTTCTGGTAATACTGTTAAAAGAATTCCTGCAATGGCAAGAATCCAGAAATCAAGAAAGTTAAAGAGATATTGGAAAACTAAAGGTAGAGCAAAGTTGAATAGAACATTACTGAAAAGAAAAATGTCTTTGCGCCGCCGCACTTCAATGGGAATAAAATAAAATGGCATTCGAAATAGTAAACGCAGCCCGTTCAAAATCAACAATTCGTATCGTTGGTGCAAGTGCCAACGTTCGTATTAATTTGAACCAGCTTTCAACAAATACACAAAATGAGATTATCTCATCTGCGACTATCAATCAGTTTCACTGGTCAACATCTGGTGTGATTGAAGTATATCGTGGTAATGATGCAACTGGAACATTAGTGCTTCAAGCATTCGGTGAAGGATCATTACCACTTTCTATTTTTGATATTTCTGTGGCAAACACATCTACTGCAAATATTTACTTTGTTAATACAGGTGCTGGCACAGCATTCATCGGACTAACAAAGTCTGCAACATATATCAGAGAACCAGATACAGGATTCCTAGTATGAAACTAATTACAGAAACAATTGAAGACGTTCAGTATATTACTGAAGTAAAAGAAAACGGAAAGAAAAATCTTTATATTGAAGGTGTCTTTCTAGTTGGAGAACAAGCTAACAAGAATCGTAGAATGTATAAGATGGATACACTACGAGAAGAAGTTGGTAGATATAATCAAGAGTACATTATGACAAATCGTGCTTTGGGAGAATTAGGTCATCCAGATACACCAACATTAAACTTGGAACGTGTATCACATAAAATCATTTCTCTTAAAGAAAACGGTAATGTTTTTATTGGTAAAGCACAAATTCTTGAGACACCATACGGCAACATTGTAAAGAACTTTATTGATTCTGGTGTTAGTCTAGGTGTTTCCTCAAGAGGCATGGGTTCTTTGATTCCTGGTGAAGACGGAATTAACATTGTTGGTGGTGATTTTCGTTTGGCTACGGCCGCAGATATTGTTGCTGATCCTTCAGCACCAGGTGCATTCGTAAACGGCATCATGGAAAACAAAGAATGGTTATTTGTTGAAGGACGTTTTGTTGAAGTTGATATTGACAGAACGAAACAAGCAATTCAAAGAGCCCCAAGAAAAGATGTTGAAAAAGTGGCTATTCGCCTCTTTGAAAATTTTCTATCAAAACTTTAATTATTATAAATAAATATACACAAAAGGAGATTCCTAATGGCTACAAATAAACTTTTTGAGGCGGCTGCTGAGATTCTTGCATCAGGCAAGGGTAAGAATGCTATGCCTCCAGAAAAGCTACCTGGCGAACAAGTTGATGCTGGCGGTCCAACCCCAATGAATGCCAAGCAAGA